TGGTGCGCACGGCCTTGTGTATGCGTTTGCAACGCGGCAGGCAGTAGCACATCCACGCCAAACACCTCGCGCTGCACTCGCAAAAAAAGGTGGCCGCAATCGAACTTGCCGGGGAGGTATTCAGTGCCTATGTAGGTTTGGGCATCGTTGAAGTCTTGCACTTCGTCACGCGCTGTTGATTGGTATAAATCGGTCATGTTGTTTAGCCGGGGAAAAGTGCAGGCGCATTGGCTGGATCAAAGCGCACACGCACGGTCGTTTGACGCATCGTGTCATCTTGTCCCATGTTGGCGGTGACCAAGGTGGGCGTGATCTGGATGCCGGACAGTTGCGAAATGAATTCATAGTCCACAAGTGTCGGCGTGGCGCGGCTCACGACGCGCAACGAGGCCAGCAGCGCAGCGCCCACAGGCAAGCTCTCAATGGCGGCCGTCAGTTCGCGGCCCACGTTGTCAATGCGGATCTGCGCACGTGGATTTTCTTTTTGCACTTGCGTGGGCAGCTTGACCAAAAACGGCAAGCCGGTATAAGTCTGCCCACCAATGATCCAGTCCCGGGTGTCGTTGACAACGCGCACCGGGCTTGTGAAGCTGGCGTGGTCGATGATCAGCAACTCCAAATACCCGTCGGTATCGGTGATCTGCTGCAGCTGTGCAATAGATTGAGCCATCAGTACGCGCTCCGCAAATATTCAAGCTGCAAACTGCGCTCTGCAGAGGTCCATGCGCGGGTGCTGGGCTTGAGAGAACCAATGTTGCCGCCCACAATGCGTGCACGCACCACGGTGCTGGTGCGCGGGTTGGTCCAGTCAAACCAATCGGCACCACCGTTGATTTGGGTGTACACCCAGCTTTCAAAATCAATGGCGTTTTGTTTGGTGCGAAAGTACAGCGTGACCGGCACGGTGACCATGGCGTCGCTGGCCATGCGCCGCTGCTTGGCGACGCCGCGCTCCATCTCAGAGCGCAGCACCACCGTGGCCGGGGTTTCGGATGTGTCTGCCCAAGCGATGTCGACGTAAGCGGGAAAGGTGGCCATTTATCGGGCCCCTTGCGGAATGAACCGACTGCTGATCGCATTGAATGCGGGGCCAGAGCCTGCCGAGATGTTGCCTGCAATGCCTGACTCAATTTGACGGAGCATGACGTCCAGGGTGATGCTACCGTCGCTGTTTTTGCGCTGCTGCACGTCGGCTGTTTGGCCGCTGGTTGGCATGACGTTGACAATGACGTTAGAGCCCCCGCCGTTACCCGACATGGTGACGGGGATGGTGCGGCCATCAGGCAGGGGGACATAGGCCTCGTTCATACGGCCTTCGCCAAATATGGAGAGCTGCGGGCTTGTGGCAATGCCGCCGTTGGCGTACTGGTTTAAAGCCATGGGGCCGTAAGGCGTCATGACGTTGCCGTTGGCGCTTGTTGTGATGTATTGGTCAAAGCTGCTGGGCAAAGAGGGCGCCGTTTGGCTTGGACCCATTTGGCCACCGCCAAACAAATACCCGAGACTGTTTTTCAGAATGCCCGAAAGCGGGCCCGTTATGGATTGCTGAACTTGAATGCGAATCAGATCGCTGACGATCGAATTGGCTAGCGAAGAAAAATTGAGCTTGCCGGTCTTGACAAATTCGACCATGGCGTCTTCCATGCCCCTGAAAGCGTTGGTCACCGCATTTTTGGTGGCGTCGCCCATTTTGGCGGCTTCGCGCATGTAGTCGCGCAGGCCGTCGCTGAGGCCGCGCAAGGCATTGTTTTGCTGGTCGAGTTGGTCGGCCTGGATGATGTTGAACTGCGTTTGCGCTTCGCTTGCAAAGCGTTTGACGGCAGCCAGGCGGCGGGCGGCTTCAGCTTGCTCAATCAGGCCCGCGTTTTGATCGGCCATGATTTGTGACTCAGCCTGAGTCAGCTTGATGCTCAACTCACGCTCAAAGCGCAGGCGCTCAATTTCTGCGCTGGTTTTACCGATGTAACCGGCATTGATTTGGAGGGCCAGCGCCTCATCTCGCAAGGCCACCAAGTTTCGGGCGTATAGCTCTTGGGATGCCTCTTGCAGTGCACCGCGTTCTGACAACGACTTGTTTTCTGCAGTCATGACCAGCTGCTTATAGCGGTACAGGTCAATCTCTTTCGCCAAGCTCAGGGCTTGGGTGCGCTGCTGGGCGGTGAACTTGTCACCGCTCACCGCCAGCATGCGCTGCACTTCGTCAACCTTGCTCATGGCGCCACCCAGGGCGGCGTATTGAGTCGTCAGGCTGTTGATGAAGTTGGCCGCAAAGTCGCTTTGGGGGCCGTCTTTTTTAGGGACAATGGGTGCTGCAGGCTTATTGGTCGAAACGACTGATGCTGGCTTTTCGAGGTTGACCAGCTGCTTGAGGTTTTCACTGATTTTTGCGGATGCAGCAATCGCGGATTCAAGCTGCACCCTGATGTTTTTAACGCGATCGGCCGCGCCAGAAATGCCCGATTCAGCTTGTTTTTGCGCAATGTCCAACTGCCGACCAAGTAATGCAATGCCATTGCCTCGGGCTTTCAGCTCCGACTCCATGATGCCCGCTGCATCCATACCAAAGGTGGACTTTAAGGCTTCGCGCACTGAAATAAGTGCAGCCACAAAGGTGTTTGAATTTTCTGCAGCCTTTAAAAAATCGGCTGCCATTTTGTTCAAGCCCGGCAAAAAATCGCCAATCAATTTTTGGTTGACTGCCTCTGAGTACAAGCTCATTTTTTTCAAGCGATCATTGAAGTCTGCCGCTGCCTTGGCCGCACCGCCCCCCAGCTCAATGCCCAGGCGCTTAGCTTCGTCAGCTGAAGCCGCAAGGCCCGCTGCACCAAGGTTTAAAAATGGAATCATGTCCTCGCCGGACTTGCCAAACACTTTCATCGCCAGGGCGGCTTTTTCGGGGCCGTCGGCCCAGCCTGAGAATTTTTCGGCAATGTCCGTCAGCACCTGCTCGGTGGGCCGCAGGTTGCCCGCCGAGTCTTTGAAAGACACGCCCATGGCTTTGAAAACGCTGGTGGCTTCGTCGCTGCCGCCCGCAGCGTCGCCCATGATTTTGGCGAGTTTTTTCAAGCCCTGGCCCAGCTGCTCAGTGCTGGTGCCCACGGTCTCGCCCGCATAACGCAGCTTAGTCAAAGACTCGACGCTGACACCAGTTTTCTCGCTCATGTCGTCGAGCTTGTCCATCAGGTCCAGCACGCCTTTGAAATGCTCAATGCTGAACGCGGCTGTTATGGCTGCAGCCAATGGCCCCATGAGGCCGGTGACGCGGGTCACGGTGTCGCTTAGGCTGGCCATGTTGCGCTGGGCAGACTCGATGGCGGCCTTGGTTTGGTCGACAGCGGTGAGGACTATTTTTGCTTCTGCCATTTTTTCAACCTTGCTTGCTTTGCCAAATCTTCAAAGTCTCTCGCTCCATGACTTGCACGCCTTCCACCGCTTGCGGCCATTCGGTCTTCTCGACGCCTTGCATCTCCAGCATGAATGGCAGGGTTTCCAGGCGCAGCCCGATCGCGCCGCCAGGGCCCACGTGCCACTGCGTGTCCATGGCGCTGAACACTTTGAAGGCGCTGACGTTTTCAGGCCACAAGTCAAAGTGCGTGGGCGCTGCAGGCCGCTCGGCTTTGAGTCCAAAGGCTGCGAGTGCTTGATCTTGCGCTTGAACATCGTCAAAACCCTCAATCAAGCACCGCGCAGCCTCCATCAGTTTTTTCTTTTTGACGCCGTGAGTTCGTTCAGGTACGTGCGAAAAATCTCACCGTGTGACGCTGGGTAGGCGTCCAGCAAGTCGCTCAGCGCGGTGAAGCTGTACGCCACATTGGCACCAGCGTTGTCTTTCATGCCCGACCAACCCACAATGATCTCGCTCAATACGCTGGCATCGTCTTTTTGCGGCGCATCGGCGATCCAGCCGGTCAGCTCTTTTTTGCCCTTGTGCTTGAAGGTGAACTGCACCTGCAGCGGCTGCACCACGCCGGGTACGCTGAGTTCAACGGCGGCGGTAAATGTTGGATTCGGATTGACTTGAAACATGCGGTTTACTTGGTGTAGATGATGATGTCGTCGTTGCCGGCCACGGGCACGCTGCGCAGGTCAAAGCCGATCAGGCGGCGGCCATTGACGTCTTGTTTGCTGGGGTTGGTGAGTTGCACTGCGCTTAAAAACACGCCCACAATGGCGCCGGCTGCGCTGCCGTGCTCCAGGCTGATCGCCTGGGTGGTGTTGGATTTGACGTTACCCATAAAGGTGACCTCTTGCGAGGCAGACAGATCCAGGTTGAAGGTGCCGGTCACGGCGCGGTCGGTGATGTCGATGTACTCGCCGCCCAGTAGGGCGTTGTATTGCACGTTGTTGCCCAGCGTCAACTCCAAGCCCTGGCTGGTGTAGGCGGTGCCACCGGTCACGGTGCCCGTGGCGTAGGAGCCGCCCAGCTTGACGTCTGAGGTATTGGGGTCGGTGATGACTAATGGGGCCTTCCAGGCGGTCAATGTGGTGGTGGCGTTGGTGGTAGCGGTGACACCGCCGTCGCGGCCGGTGAAGCTGAATGCAAAGGTGGGTCGGCCACCAATGCTCATGCTCAGCTTGAAGGTGCCCTTGGCACCCAAGAGCTTGTGCAGCACGCCGTCGTCGTAGTAGTAAAGCGTGGCGCTTTTTTGGTTGCTTGGCGTGTCAGGTGAGTAGGCTTTGTAGCCCGTCGCACCGGTCTCGGCCATGCCGCAGGCGCGCAGCAGTTCGCCCCATGGGGCAGCGGTGCCAGCGGTGCCAGAGCCTGCCAGTTCAACAGTGAAATCGATGGACGCATAGCCCGTGCCCACCAGCTGCTCAGATGCGCCGAAGTACGGGCGAATCAAAGCGCGATCCACGTTTTGAGCGTTCAGCGGATTGACGCTGACGTTGCTGATCAAGAGGGCATTGGCCGCGCCGGTGGGCGTGGCGTCGGTGCCCTCGGTGGTTTCGATTTTGGCGAGCAGCGCCGTGTTTTTGATGAACCGTCCCATGGTGGGTTACTCCAGTGTTGAAGATTGAATGCGGTGTTTGACCATGCAGGTCAAGAGCGCGGCGCCCATGCGCTCTTGCTCTTGATCAAAGTCGTAGTTGATGCTTAGCAAATTGCAGTCGCTCACCAGGCCGCCCAAGGTCGGGTCAACCGCCAGGCGGGCGTATGCACTTTGCAAAACTTGGTCAACGGCTTGGTCGGGCGCCAGGGTGGTGCTGCGTGCGTAACACTCCACGACCACGGTGGTGTCGACATTGACGGGTGCGCCAAACAGGGCCAGCGGGTCCAGCTCGGCGCTTTGAACGCGCACCACAATGGCACTGGTCCATTCAGCGGCTAGCGGCTTGGTGCGCGCGCGTGAAATGTTGGGCGACACAGCCGGTGCAGCGCTGAGCGCAGCGACCATGGCGGTCACGATGTTGTTGAAGGCGGTGGTCATGCCAGCTCCAGCGTCAACACACTCAGGCCCGTGCCGTCAGGCTCGTGCTGAGTGATGGTGTAGCTTTTGCCGGTCACGGCCACGGTTTGGCCTACGGGGTTTGCGGGCACGCTGGCAGTGGGCAGCGTGACCACGGGGGCCACGCTGCTCATGCCATAAGGGCCCACATTGCCCAGGCTGGAGGCTGCATCAAAAATGACCGACACCTGCACCCCGCCGACCGTGGCCAGCTGGCCGAAGTCGGTAAAGAAGGGGATGAGGGTTTCGGTCAGCATGACGCGGCCTATCAGCTTCAGGCGGTGATGGCGTCAACCATGGTGGCAAACGATTCGATGTTGCGGATGGCCACATCGACGTCCTGCAAGGCCACCACGCGGACGGTGCCAGCGGTGCTGCCGGTGTAGGGGTCAACCATCAGGTCCAAGCTGCCCCACATGCCGATCATCAGGTCGGCAAAGTTACCGAAGATGATGGCCGACAAGTTTGTGCCAGTGCCTTTGGTCAGGTTGGATGGCACGGCGTTGGTGACCGCTGCGCTGTAACCGTTCAAAGGTGTGTTACTCGGGTCCCAAATGGCATTGCCGTTGGAGGTGACAAACTTCTCTGTAGACTTCAGTTTGCCGCGCACTTTGGCGTTGGTCAGATAACCCATGGTGTTGACGTCAGCATTGGCTGCCGCGATGGCTGTTTCCAGCGCAATGATGTTGGCCCATGCGGGTGCCAAGCCGTTGGTACCGCCCACCACCCCGGCTGTGACTTGCGTCATGATGCCGCTCGGTTGGTTGTTGCCGCTGCCTGTGCCATTGATGGCGGCTTGTTGAATGGCGAGACCGAGTACCGTGGCCAAGTCTTGCTGCACTAGGCCGTCCACGCTGATGCTCGATTGCAGCAACAAGCGACGGCTGATGTCGGTATAAGCGCCAACGGTTTTGGGGGTCATGGTGACCTGACCAAAAGTTTGTTGGCTCTCAGTGGGCGATGCGTTTTCAGCGATCCAGTAGGCAGTGGCTGCACCGGTTTGTTTGGGGATGGCAATTTGACCGACCAAGCCGGTCATCATGCGTGCGCCGAGGCGGTCAATGACCATGGCGTTGCGCAAGATGTCGATAAAGTTGTCAGCCAGCAAGTCGGTTTGCACGGTGTTGCCGCCCGCGCTGGCAGTGCCGACCAACAAGTCACGTTTTTGCACCTCGTAAGGCACAAACATGCCCTGCGAGGCTTTGCCCATGACCTTGGCCACAGCGTCGCTGGTTTCGCGCTCGAAAGCGGCTGCACGCTGAGCAGCTTGGTCGGTGGGGTTGGCCAAGGCGTTGATTGCACGAATCATGCTGTAGTTCTTGACTTCTTTGCCAGACATGCCGATGTCAGCGGTGGGCACAGGCTTGCTGGACATGATGCGGATGGCTTCGGCTTGGAACTGCTCAACAGTTTGGCCTTCTTGAATGGCGCGCATGGCCATTTCAGCGCCGCCGGGGATGGTTTTGGCAATGGCGGTGATTTCTTTGGCGTGGTCGCGCTGGACGGGGGTTTCGATGGTCATGATTTTTCCTTGGGGTTTTGAGGTGCTCGATGCGTCTTGCATGGCTGGCACATCGGTTTCGGAGGTGGTGGTGGGGGGGTTGGTGGCTTCGGGTGCCTCGGCCTCTGGGTCGGCGGGGTCGTCGACTTCGATCTCGATGGTCACGCTCACACCGCGCTCGTCTGTGGTGGAGGCGCTGCGGCCCACGCCCACCGAGGCGTCTGCGGGGACAGACACCAGTGACACTTCGTAAGGCGTCCATGAGGTCACGCGGTAGGTTTCCACACCATCCTCAGTGCTCTCTAAAACAGCCTTATTGATCATGTAGCCGACCGATACGTTGCGACGGATGCCGCCAAGTACGTCTTGCCACACTTCCTCTGCTCGAGCGCTTTTTCCAAAGCGCACAACGGCGCGACATACCCTGTCAGCGCCGATCTCGACAGATTCGACAACGCCCACGACATCTCGGGTGTCGTGGTCGCATAAAAGGTTTGCGCCGCTGCGCAGGCGGCTGGTGTCTACGTTGCTGGGAGCGCAGCCCAAAATTTCGATGCCCCAATAGCGCTCATAGGGCAACTCGCTGGCAAAGGCCAAGGTGGCGGTGCGAGCGGTTTCGTTGACAGCGGCCCTGTCAACCAACAAACCGCGAGACAAAGGGGTTTTGTCGTGGTTGATTTTGCGCAGCAAGTCGGCCGACATGGCGCGATCTGTGGTAGCGGGTGTTTGTTTCATGCCGCTCATGTTGCCCATGAGGGTGTGAAATTTTCAGTCCAGGCGTTTCAAAATTTTCAGGGGTTTAAAAAGGCCACCAACTCTTGTTCGCGCTTTTTGCGGCTGCGTGTTTTGACGGGTGTGTAAGGCACCCAGTGCCAGGGCGTAAAACGCTTTTTTTCTTTGGCTCCACCGGCTTTGCTGACCTCTGCTTCGGCAAAGTCCACAAACCCCTGCACAGCCGTGGCCAGCGGGCCAAAACCGATGCCTTGCAGGGCAATGACCAGGGGTTTGAGCTGCATGCTTACACCTCGGCCACGGTGGTGGTGGTGCCCTCGGTGGTGATGCGTTGGCTGACCGTGCCTGCCACCCGCGTGCTGGGTGTGACCACCAGCGATGCGCCGATGCCGTGCAGCTTGGCCACTTTGGTGACTTGGGCCAGCTCTGCATTCAATTCAGTGCGCACCGCACTGGCCAGTAGCGCCGCATCAATGGCGGGCTTGACCAATGGAATCTCCACCCGCAAGTTATCGCCCGCTCGGCGTGGATTCAGCACGTATGCGCTGTTGATGGCCTTGGCTGGCAGGGTGTTGAAGTACCCGGCAATCTCCACGCTGTTGACACCCGTTCCCAATGTCAAAAACACGCCTGGCTGATTGATTTGAATCTCGTCGGCCTCAATGTCAATAATGGTGCTGCTGCCTGGTGGCAACAAGGCCCGCATGGCGTTTTCAAGGGCCAGCAACCGATGCACGATGGCCTTGGCTTGCTCCAAGCCGGGGATAGCCATGTCGGCTCCAAAGATCACAGTGAACACGCCGCCCGCATTGCTGACCGTGATGTTGGCCAGATAGCCCGACACATCCAGCGCGGTGTCCACATCGGGCTCGGTCACCATGTCCGCTTGAATGGCAAAACCGCCCGCGCTGGTGCTTAAGGTGCGCACGTAGGTCAAATAACCCAGCGTCCACATGGCCAGCTCGACCGGTTGGCCAAACTCGACGATCAGGTTTTTGGATGTAATGCCCGTGCTGTAGCCAAAGTCGGTAAACGCGCCCGTGGTGCCCGCACGGGCCACCAGGTTGAATGCGCCACCACCAAACCTTGCCACGCTGCAAAGCGCAAACAAACTGACGCCGGTGGGCAACGTGGCAGGCAAGATAGGCCGCTGGGTGACGCCCGACACAACGGCTTTCACAGCGCCCACCCCGCCCTTGGTGAGGGTGAATGCGCCGGTGCAGTCGGTCAACGTCACCACCGCCTCGGTGGCCTTGCTGACTGCCAAAGCGCCACTGAGGGACGTGCCGCTCAAAGCAATGTCACCCGTGGCCGTGAGGGTGCTTGACGTGCCCAAGCCCAAAGAGCCCGCAGCGGACACAGTGCCCGTGCTGGGCAGGCCGGTGACGGCCGTGATGGCGCTCAGGGTTTGGTAGTTGGGCAAGCCGCTCAGGGCAATGTTGTTTGCGCTGATCGGCGCATACGTGCCCGCAGCCGTGGCCTGGGCGTTCAGGGTGACGTTGCCCGATGTGGTCAGGCCGCCCGTCATTGTGACGCCGCCCACAAAAGCCGCTGTGCTGGGCAGGGTCACCATGTTGCCGGTGACGTCAAAAGCTGTTGCAGCGGTCATGGTGACGTCATACGCGCCCAGGCTCACGTTGGTGCCCTGCTTGGCCGCGATACGGGCCAGCGGGATGCCCGAATTGGTCGTCTCGAAGTACGCTGCATAGTCATAGATACGGTCGGGGTTTTGCAAGGTGGTGTAGGCCGCCACGGTGGCCTTGGTGGCTTGCGTGATAAATGCGTCTGCGATCAAAGAGACCGAGACCGACAAGTCGGAAGTGGCGGGCGTAAAGGTAAAGCTCTTCGACGTGAAGCCGTACTGCGCAACCTTCACCCTCCAAGTGCCCGTGCCGCCGGTGGTGTCCAAGGTGTAGGTGGTGCCGCTGGATGCAACATAAGCAACTTGACTGCCTACGCCATTGCTGACGTAAATTTGCGAGCCTGCCGTCAATCCTGTGAGGTTCAGCGCCGTGACGATCTGTGTCGTGACATTGCTACCCACAGTGCCGACCGTTGCGCCGCCTGCCAGGAGCGCCGTGACCAAGCCTGTGCCTGAATTGCTGATCGTGCCGCCCACCACTTGCGAGGGGCTGGTGAAGGTGACTGTGATCGCCGTATTGGAGTTATAACTGAGGCTGCCGGTGATCGACACGTTGGTCAGATTGGTGGGTGTGGCCTGGGTGACGTTGCCAGTGATTCTAAGAGTTGAAAGCGCTCCTGATGCCGTAAATGCCGTACTTGCATTGGCGCTGGTAAGTTTTGTTGCCGCTGTCAAATTGTTGACTTGTGTTGCCGTCCAAGTTGACAGCAATTCCAATTCTTTCCCTGTCGGCGACAAGAAATTTGGTGTCGCAAGATTTTGCGTTAGAAAGTATTTTAAATAGTCGTAAAGCCGGTCAGCATTAAGCGCAGTTCCTACATCAATTATTTTGGTCGAGCCATTGATTGTTATGCCAGTTTGCGAGCTGGCATCACTTGTGTAATAGGAATCAGTTACAAGCGGGTTGATGTACGTAATCGGTGCTGTCGGCGTAAACGTTTGTGTAATTTCTGCAATGTCTTTTCGCCGGGCTGTCAAACTGAACGGCCCAAAATTTGTTGTCACATTAGTTCCGGCTGCAAATGTTTGCCAAGCCAACAAAATTCCCGCCGCGCTTGTCACTGCGCCATTAATTGCAGTCGTCCCGCTTGCGTTAGCTATGCGTAAATAAACCGGATTACTTGCGTTGTAAAACGTGCCAGGGAAGTAGGTAAATATTCGCGTCACAACCGTCGAGCCGGGGTACACCGAGTCTCTGCTGATCGTGCCCACGGTGCCCGCTGCCAAATCTTTCCAAGTCTCATCAACCAGACTAGCAGTCCCTCCCGAACCGACACCGTCGCCAGTAATAGTAAGTGTTGATCCTGGCAAAACTGGATTAGTTAAGACCGTTTGCCCCCCGCTACGGGCAAGATAAATATAAACGTTCTGCGCAATACCGAAACTGCTTTGCTTGGAGGGCAATGCTACGTTGGCATAAGTGCCATTACCGAACTGCGCGTTAATGCCTGCATTTGCACCAATCGCAAGAACGCGAGTTTCGTTAGAAAATCTCAGTGATCCAAATTTTCCGGCCAGTGGCTCCAAGTGCGTGAACCAAGCGTTTGCAGAGGCTGTGCCCCCAGCATAAACAAGAGCCAAAGCAGACATTCCGTTTGATTTTGTACTAGGCGCAAAAAAGTCCTGACGAACTGCACCGCCAGGTGAGTTACATGTGTAAACAAGCTCGCCGTTCCAGACGTTTAAAAAACCATTGAAAAACGAGTACTGCACGTTGCCGGTGTAGGTCATCGCGCCGCCGTTTCGGAACACCAAAAAACCATCGTTATTGTTCACCCGATAACCAGCGGTAGTGCCGAATGTCAGGGTGCTGAAATCGTCCAGCATGAATACGGCGTTGGAGTTAATCGTAACGCTGGCCGTTACAAAGTTGATGCTGGTTACATTGCCCTGTGCAATTGTTGCGGCCTGCCCAGCCACCGCAGTAAGCATGTCACTCCACACAGTAGGCTCTTGAAATGTAAATGCGGTCGCAGTTGCAAGCGTGTAAGTGGAATCGGCGTTGTCCTTTTTAAAAGCAATGCAACCAAGGTTGCTTTGAATGCTGTGAATTAGCAACGAAATACCGCTGACAACAATAATCGACCCAGGGCGCAATTGCGTGGTAAATGTTGTGCCCGTGCCTGTGATTGCCGCTGCACCAAAAGTGCCCGCGCCAAGTTTGACTGTGGTGGGTGCGCTTGTGATGGCGCCTGTGCCAGCGGTGGATGTGTTGACCGTGACGGTAAATACGTTAGATGCGTAAGTAACGGCCATTTATCCAGCCCTTCGCGCAACTTCGGGTACACCCTTAGACCAGCTCGGCTGGGTCATCAAGATGTAGCCGGCCACCATGACTATCGTGAGCACGTCGCGGCCATTCACGGCCTCGTAAATCAGGGCATACACATACCAGCAGGCGCTGGCAAACACAGCGGTGTAAAGCGCCACCCAACGGGTGGCGATGCCAGGCAAACGCAGCCTGCAAAGGCAGGCACCCATGACGTACAGCGCCGCCACAAAGGCCGTGTCACGAACAAGACCGAAAGCAATCTCTATCATGGCCTTCCTCCGTCGATGCCTGCGCTCAATTTGGCCAGCAGGCGGTGCATCAGCGGTTGCGAGCCAAAGCCGCATACCGCGCTGGCCAGCAGCGTGAGGTGGCGTGAATCGACCCCCGAAAACGCGGGCATGATCTTGACAAACACCGTGCCCAGCAACCCACCGAGCAAGCCCGACAAAACAATGTGCACAGCCACGCGCATACGTGAGATTTGCTCTTGGTTGTGACCCTGCATAAAGCTGGCCCCAATGGCTGCCCACAGCACCGGCGGCAGGTCAATGCCACTGGTCTGCAAAAACACCGCCGTGATGGTAGCGATGACGCTCGACCCCGCGATGGAAACCGGCTCAGCCATCGTGAGCCTCCATGATCAACATTTCTGGCGTGACGCGGAAGGTGGGCGAACTGCCCCGACTCATGAGCCAGCAAAGCTCAAAGCAGTATTGGAGCCAACTGACGCGAACCATGGGGCCAACAAAGGCCAGAAGGCTGAACCAGTCATAGCCCTTTGTCAGCTTGTAGATGGCGCGTTGAAACAAGCCCAGAGGTGCTTCACGTAAATCATTGAACAGCTCGATGGCTTTGCCATCGTCACCGCCAACTTCAAAGAGCAGCCAGCTCTCAGGCGTCCAGTTTCCAGGCTGAAGCACTTGAGCGCCGTGGCTGCCGGTGATGTGGTACAGCGCACCGTCAATGACGATGCCACCATGACAGAACTGGCTGACCAGGCGAACCTTGATCAGAGTGCAAAACAGCCGCTGGATAGCGGTGGCGTCTTTGGCGGCGTCACGCCGAAGGGCTATTTTCATTTGGTACTTCCATGAAAAAATTGCGAATTTCGGGCCACTTGAATTCAATGATCAGCGCCCAGGCAAAGCCCAGGGCGGCGTAGATGGCCACGGCCTTGAGCAAAGGACCAGTGGCCTGCACTTGGTAGGCACCACTGACCATGCCCACCAGCGGGATCGTGATCACGCCAAACAACCGAGCCGGCACGGCCACAAAGAAGGCCCGCCACACTTGCTTGGAACAGCGGCCAAAGGCGTTTGCCAGTAGATGTTTGATGCCGGTCATTGGGTCACCGCTCAAAGATGGTGACGGTCTGCACAATCTCGTCGTTCTTGTCGCGCTCGACTTTTTGCACTGCACGTTTGGGGTGGTTGTCGATCACGGTCACCTTGGATGGCTGCACCTGGTTGGTGACGTTGACCACGGGCGCGGCGCTGCGCTGCTCGGGCATGATGGCTTCGACGGTGACGGTGGTCTCGGGAACGTTGACTTCGTTTCGCACTTGCACGGTGGCGGGTGGTGTTGATACGTGGTTATGCACATCGGTGCGCACGTCGGGTGTGTGGATGTGGATGGGTGGCTGCGTGCCGATGCGTTGGCTCAAGCTGTCGATGGCTGACAAAAGGGATGCGTGTTCGAGTGCGCGATGGTCGTCCATACTTTTGGCCGCGGGTGTGGCGGCTGGCTGCGCGCCTGTATTGGCCGCCGTTTGTGCGCCTGGTGCGCCGTCGTAGGCGGTGAGCTGCACGTCGTACAGCTTGGCCAGCTTTTGCGCTTGGCCGATGGCTTTGATGGTGTCTTCAAAGTCCAAGCCCATGGAGGCGCTCAGGTCTTGCGGCGCCATGATGCCCGCTTTGACGGCCAAAATCTTGGCGTTCATGTCGGCTTGCGGGTCCACCCACTCCCAGCGGCGGGGTTGCCATTCATGCTTGCTGAATTTGGCGATCTTGGCAGCGGGCAAGGCCGAGCCATTGGGCATGGTGATGGCACCCGACAACAGGCTGAATTGCAGCCATTGTTTGAAAACAGGCTCCACAAACACGCTGATAAACCACTCTTGGTCGGCCATCCAGCGGTCGCGCTCTTCCAGCGTGCCGCTGCGGATGCTTGAAAAGCTCACACCCTCCAGGTCGTTGGCCAGCGAGTGATAGGCAACACGCCACCCGGTAGCAATGCGCTGCAAGGTGGTTTTGACGAAGGGCCCAAAGTTTTGCTCTGGGTACTTGCTGTCATAGGCCTGAAAGGTTGTGCCGATCGGCAAAGTGTCAAAGGTGCCCGGCTGACTGACAGTGATGTTTTGCCCGTTGTTGACTTCAGTACCAATGGCGGGCGCCGCGCCATCTGGCGTGGTAAAAAATCCGTAGTGGTTTGCGCCATGTTCAGCGGCCAGCAGCGCGCTGAGTTTGAAGCCGCCCAGGTGGTGCAGGCTGAGCATGCCGGGCGCCATCCATGGGATGCCGCGCATTTGTTCTGGCCGGGTGATTTTGAAGCGGTGCAGTGTGTCGTCAAGACTGACGCGGACGCGGCGGCGGCTGGAGCGCTCGCCGTCATTGGGGTGGGCCTCAAACACATGCAGGGCTACTGGTTTGCGGTAGGCGTTGACTTCCACGCCCATGATGACGGTGTTGCCGCCTACACTGCCGCTCATGGTGGTGTCGATCCGGTCTACATCGATGACCTGCAGCGCAAAGCCAAAGCGGTTACCGGCCTCTGCGCCTTTGACGATGCGCACCAAAAATTCGCCGTCGGCTGGCAGGCTGCTGACCAGGTGCGAGCACAGCTCCGTGAAGCTCATGTGGCCCGTGATGTCGCAGACCTGAGCCCACTCCACCCATGCGGCCTCGATGGCGTCGTTGGCCATGTTGTCGGGCTGGCCGGGCTTGTCTTCCACGCGCATCTGCAGCCGAATGCCGCTGTGGCCGATGATGTTGTCTTTGACCATGCCCGCAAACTTGGCGGCGTAGTCGTTGTTGTTGACCAGCTCGCGGGCGCGTCGACGAAGCAAGTCCAGGTCATAACGCAGCTCTTGATTGATGCTGTTGGCGGTGGCTAGCCATTGGCTGGTGCTGTTGTCAATGCGGGCGGCCTGAAACCGGCGCATGCTCAGCGCTGGAGCGGCTTTTTGGCTGAGCCAGTTTTTGGCCAGAGTGATGATGGATGCCATTTTTATTGCCTGACCTGGATGCGACCGGGGTTGCCCTGGCCATTGGCGATGCTGGTGGCGATGTTTTCGCGGGCGACTTCGGCGGTGAGGCGGTCGCGCAGCTGCAGCAGTTCTGGAATGCCGTAATGAAACAATTCTCGGCCAGCGATCATGTAGCGCATGACGTTTTCGCTGGCGGTCTTGGTCAGCGCTGCATTCACATTGTCAAGCATGATCTTGGCGGTGCTGCGCGTGTCGATGGCGCTGGCGAATGAGGCTTTGATCTCAATGTTGCCGCTGCCCACGGTGTAGACCTCGCCCGACTTGCTGACTTGCGCGCGCCAGGCGTAGGTGCCAGCCGCCCATGTGGCGGTGACGGTGGCTGCAACAGTGACCAAATAGCTATCGGACTGCATAGCGCCGCTGAAGTTGTAGCGGCTACCAGCATTGACCAGCATGTAAGCCAAAGACCAGCCCGTGCTGGCCGGGTAGTCGGTCAGCGTTTTGAGCCATTTGGCAGTGTCGCCAGCAATGATGGAGCTTGGTTCGGTGGTGGCTGTAAAAGCTGTCACGGGCGCGGACCCTTAAAAATGAAGTCATCTTGCCCATGCGGGTGTGAAATTTTCAGTCCAGGCGTTTCAATTTTTCAGCCAAAAAGGATTTGCCGGATGCGCCGTTCGGATAGCTCATAGCGACGCTCCAGCAGTGCCAGGCGCTCACCACGTTGCCAGTCGCGCTTGATCGCTTCGTTTCTTTGGCTGCGCATGGTTTTGGTTTGGTGGGCCACGTAACAGACCTTCACGGTGTCGCCAGCCCAATCGTGGCGCACCTGCTTGCTGATTTGAGCGGCCAGCGCGGCGTTGAAGGCGGGCGCCATCTCGATGACTCGGCGCAGCACGTCATCGATCAGATCATTGTCAGCGGGCACAAAAGGCGGCTCGCCATCGATCAAATCGGGTGTTTTGGGTGTGTATGTTTTCACCATGTTCGGGCTGGTCCTGATGTGCGTGACGGTCTGCGCATTGGGTTTTGCGCAGCCTGGGCGGGGTTGGTTGAAGTGGTTGAAATTGTGTTGACCAGCGGCGCGGGTTGGGGCTGCGCAAACAGGTCAGCTGTTTTGGGCTCGACGGCCTCGGCCAGCTTTTCCCACATAGCGCTGGTGTAGGCGTGCAGTCCCAAAACGTGGGTGCAAAAGATGGCGTAAACGGTGCAGTCAAGCACCTCGTTGCGGGCCCGCTTGGTGTTGACCCACTTGTACTCAATGCCGCGGCTGGTTTTTTGGGGCACGCGGCTTTCGGCGGTAATTTGCACAAAAAATTCAGGCGACAGGTCTTTGCTGAAGTGCACAAAACCCGCGCCGGGCTGAGAGACCATCAAGCGGCCATAGATAAGGTCTTTGGCGGTGTCGGTGCCCACGTACCACAGGCGCACGCCGCGCTTGAGCACTTGCCCGCGCCAGTTGACGTCTTGAATGGTGGCTTTGCCTTTGACCATTTTGCTGGGCTGCGGGTCACCACGTACGGCAAATACGCGCATGCGTTCACGCAAGCGACAATAGTTGTAGGCCTGGTGCGTGAAGTGGCCACCCGTATCCACAGCCATGGCCTCGATGCGCATGCCGCGGCCATTGGTATGCGTGAAAATGGTTTCACGGTAGGCGTCGAGCTTGTCCCACTCGCGTTCGTCGGCGGGGTTGGCTGGGATGACGGTGTAGTCCACCGCCCACATTTCTTCGCCGCGCCCAATGGCCCAGGTGACCAGTTCAAATCGATTGTCTTGCACGTCGCAGCCGGTGACCAACACCAGGCCGCCAAAGGGCACTGTGAAGCGGCGGTAGTCTTCGGCACGGCGGGCCAGGGCATTTTCATCGGCTTTTTCAAGTGTTTCTTCCCAGCACTCGCCCAGTGTTTCGTTGATGAAACCTTCTAGTGGGCCGGTCTCGCCTGCTTTGCCTTTGGTGCTGGCTTCTAAAAATTCGCGCACGATGTCAGACCATTCGCGCTGCGGGCTGTAGGCGGTCCAGATGTGGTAGGCCACATGACGCGGGGCGCTGCGCTTGTCGCCCTGGGCGTTGGTCCATACGGCGTCATGTCCATAGCGGTACTCGCCGCACTCGCTCACCCAGGCCGCGCCGTCTTGCCAGATGCGCAGGTAGTCGGCCTGAGTGATGGCACCGTGGCAGTGCGGGCACACATGGCGCACGGTGACCGAATCCGCGCCGTCCCACTTGAATCCATGCGCTACTTTGGAGCCACCCCACAGCAGCGGGTGTTCAGCCGTGCAGTGCGGGCATGTGACGTGGTAGGTCATGCGCGCGTCGGCATGCTCTTCGCGGTATTCGATATGGCTCAAGCCCTTGACTCGGGGCGTACTGCCCGCGATCAGCTTGGGGAACGGAGCGCCCTCCAAGCGGCCACGGGCCAGGGTGATAGGGTCTGATGACTTTTCGATCTTTTGGTCAAAGCCATCGACCTCGTCCAGCATGGACACGGCTACGGTGATACGCCGGTAAGCCCGCGCGGCCTTGCCGCCCAGGATGTGCAGCACCGAGCCCAAGAACGACTTGAGCTTCATGGTGTCTTCTTTGCCCGACAGCAGCACCGGTTTGATGGCGTCCACATCGCGCAGCATCGGGTCCACCTCGGACTTGACAAAGCTGTCGCGGTCATCGTCGGTCGGCTGCCACAGCGCTTGCTTGCGGCGGCGGTGCACCGCGTTGTAGGCCATAAAGGCCAGCAGCGTCTTGGTGTACCCGACCCGCTTGGCCTTGCGTACCGTCACCTCCTTGATGTCGTCATTGCTGAAAGCATCCATCCACCCGATCTGGAACGGGTAAGCAGTCCATCGCCCTTGCGTGTGGCTGGACTCGGCCGACAAGAAGAAGTTTTCTTCAGCCCACTGGCTCAGCCGCTGCGGCGCCACGGCCTGCAGCGGCGACAAGCCGGCCGTGACCGCTGACAGCACAGCGCGCAGAGTTTCGGACGGGGCGCGGCTCATTCGTCAACCTCAATCAAGTCTGGCTCGGCCTCGGCTGGCGTCATGGTCTTGCTGACCAGCTCAGCCGTCGCCCTCACCCACTCATTGCGGGCGTTGGCCAGCAGGCTCATGACCTGATCACGCGCAGCCTCTGGCAAGTCGGGGCAGGTTTTGCGTAGGGCAGCGGGCAGCTGGTCAAACCGCTCGACCACCGACTGACTGGCCGTGGCCAGCACCTCGGCCAGCATCGCGATCGGCGCGTACTCGCTGCGGGCGACAGCGTTTTTAATCTCGATGCCCATGCGTTGTTCACGCGCCAGGGCTGCGCGCTCTTGTACCAGGTCCAGCCCACCAAGTTCCTCTGACTGGCGGCCAGCCGCTACCTCGCGCAGCCAGCCACAATACTGGCGCACCTGCATGTGCAGGGTCTGCCCGCGCTCAACAATGCAGTCGGACACAAGCTGACTCACCCTGGCTTCACTCACGCCAATGACTTCGGCCAGCTCAGCCTGCGAACCCTGTCGATCCAATGCCTCAGCTGCCTTCACTTAACCCCCTTAGCAAAACCATGAAACAGTCCGATTTCGCGCTCGTTTCGACC